CAAAAGAGCTGAAGATCAATGCGGCCGGTGCTGTCAATATCATCTGCATCAATGCGACGGTCACTGCTAGTACTGTAGACGTCAAGGCAAGTACGGTAGACGTCACGGCAGCCACAACACACAGTGGAGATGTGTCAATAGTTGGAAATCTTAATGTGTCCGGAAATATCAGCGACTCAAAAGGCAGTCTTACAGGACATGTTCACACCGGTGTCACTTCTGGCGCAGCAAATACGGGGACACGTCCATGATACAGCGATTAGATACGTTTGACTCAATCATGAGAATTTTAACGACACCGCTTGGATCTCGTGTGATGATGCCGGAGTACGGTTCACGTCTTTTTGAGTTGATTGATAAGCCTGTCACGGATGAGTGGATACTTGACGCAACGCGCTTCACTTATGAGGCGATTGAGAAAAATGAGCCGCGAGCAGTTGTAAAGAATGTACAGATCCAAGCAGGCGAAACAGCTCTTTTTCGTATCGAGTATGAAGAAGAGGGAAGAGAGAGAGTCGTAAATCTTGGATTTGGGGAGGTTATAGATGCAGCTGCTTGACTTACCGGCACCGACTGTCCTTGAACTGTTTGATTTTGAGACGATCAAGCAGCGCAAGCTTGAGCGTGTTATAGCCTTGATGAAAGAAAAAGGTATAGAGTATGTACCGAGTCAGAGTGATGATCTGATGACGATGATCGAAACGGACGCTTATGAAGAGATGTTGTTGCGCGCCCGCATCAACAATGCAGCCAAATCACAGCTGCTTGCTTTTTCAAAAGGCTCTGATCTTGATCATCTGGGTACGACCAGGTACGGTGTGCTTAGACTTGAAGGTGCCAAGCCATATGCATTGTTCACCTTTACCTTGTCTTCAACATTGACATCTGATGTGACACTTCCTCAAGGTTTACAGCTTGGAGATGGAAAAGGTGCTTCTGCTACGTTGCTTGAAGACGTCACGATTATCGCCGGGAGTATGAGCGGAACAGGTACGGTTGAACTTCAGAGTTATGTTGAATCCAGTCTGCTCAAGACAGAGATTATTTTAACCCCGCTTCCTTATGTGGCAACGGCTACGCAAGATGAAATCTATCACAATGGGGCAGATATCGAAGATGACGAGCGTTACCGTGAGCGTATCTGGTTAAGTCGTGAACGAAAGTCGACGGCCGGGTCCGACCTGACGTACAAGTATTTTTCAAAAAGTGCTGATGCGAGAGTAGCAGAGGTGCAGATCGTTGATGATACGGCCGGCACCGTAAAAGTCTATCTGCTTGCGAAGGCTGATCCCTATACGGCCGATCAGGTGATGATAGACCGTGTGACTGCCGCACTTAGCAAAGAAGAGGTGCGTCCTTTAACCGATAGCGTTCAGGTAAGCTCGGCCACAATTGTAAACGGCTCCATAGTAGCCGATATCGTACTCTACGACATGACCTATGAGACAAATGTTCGTGAGCTTATCCAAGGCCGCATCGATGCAAACACGATGATCTTCGGTAAGAGCCTGAGTATTTCCAAACAGTACGGTTTGCTTGAGAGTGAGCAGGTCAAAGACGTGATCATCACAACTCCTGCAGCTATCAACGCCACAGCAAGTGAAGTGATCAGGATAACGACCTTGACGCTTAACTTCTCAGGAGTGGTGTAATGAGTCTATTGCCTGCTTACATGAGAGATGTCTGGAAGTGTTACGAGACGATGGCAGGTGAAGACCGTCTGCTTATAGATCCCTCTCTGGTCAATGTCTCTTCCGAAGTGTGCCATATTTCAATCTTGCCGTTTTTGGCATGGGAAGCGGATGTGGACGTCTCTGGGTTGAATGAGGTTCTGTCTCGAAAAGTAATCCGTGCCACCTTTGATGCGATGAAGTATGCCGGTACCGCACGCTCGCTTATTGGCCCCGTGGAAGCACTTAGCGACACGGTTAAGGTTGCTGAGTGGTTCGAGTATGCAGGAGCACCGTACCACTTCCGTGTTGAGATAGACGCAAGTGAAAACGGGCTCACTTCGGAGCTTATCAGAAAGCTTGATAAGACTGTAAAAAAACAGAAAAACGTGCGAAGCGTGCTTGAAAGTATTAAGATAAGTATGTTGAGCCGAGGGACAATGAACCATGCTTTAAGCATTCAAAGTGGCGAAAACTCAACCGTCTATCCATACTTTCCGGAACCAATAACAGTATCAGTGACTCAACATATGGGTGTTTCTTATCATGCAGTCGACACAACAACAATCTATCCACAAGGAGCGTAATAGATGTCATTTTATACGATTTTAACAGAAATTGGAGAAGCAAAGTTAGCTAATGCTACAGCACTTGGTACAAGCTTGTCTCTGACGCATATCGCCGTAGGTGACGGCAACGGAGTGGCAATAACTCCATATCAGACGGATGCCGCATTGAGAAATGAGGTGTGGCGCGGTGTACTTAACAGCATAAGCATCGATCCGGACAACGCAAACTGGATTATCGCCGAGGGGTACATCCCCTCGACCGACGGAGGTTTTACGGTTCGTGAGGTTGCTCTGTTTGATGCAGCCGGCGACATGATCGCTATCGGGGGCTATCCGGATACTTATAAACCTACATTGGCAAGCGGGTCGGCCAAGGACCTTTATATCAAGATCATTATTGAAGTCAGTAATACTGGTACGGTTGAACTAAAGATCGACCCTGCGGTTGTGCTTGCCAGTCGTAAATGGGTTGATGATAATTTCCATAATATTATCAATCCGACATCATACAAAAATAAGATTGTTAATTCGGATTTTAGCATATGGCAAAGAGGAGATGCTTTTTTATCTGATCTCAACGAATACACGGCTGATAGATGGATAAAAGAAGCAACCTGTTCTGTTACTAGAATGTCTACAAGGTACGATACATCTACCTTAAATGGAAAATATACTGCCAGAGTTGCCATTAACAATTTGGAAACTCTAGCCAGGTTTGAACAGCGTATAGAAGACGGATCAAGAATTTTTCAAAACAAGACTGTGACCGTATCTTTTGATGCCATATCTAATGTTTTAGGAAAAGATTTGAATGTAGTCTTTGCGGATGAAACGTCTATAAATGTTGTTTCAAAAAGTGTAAATCTAGGGAGCGTAAACTTTAAAAGGCATAGCGTGACTCTTATAGTTCCTGATGCTTTTGCTGCAAACCATTATAAATTTTTACGTTTTGATATGCTTGGAGCTGCTACAGACTATTTTGAAGTAGGTAATGTTCAACTTGAAGAAGGCCCATCCGCGACGCCTTATGAACAACCGCCTATAGGCATTGATATGGACTTATGCCAAAGAAGAGCCTTGGTCTTAAATAATTCAATGCAAGCAACGGTTTATCCTGCTTCCAGAGATGCTGCTAATTCTATTATATTTACCGTTCCAGTACCAACGACATTTGCATCGCTCCCCTCAGCAACGATTTCCGGTTCATTTTTACTCAGAGGCGAGGGGGTAGAAGAATCTCTTACAAATGCAACTGTAGTTTCTTATAATGATTCAGCTGTGACGCTTGTGGCTACAGGCCTTGTCCATGACCCATTGGCCTCTGGCGCTTATAGCGTAATAGCGACACTGGGTTCTAAAATTGTATTAAATGGAGAGTTGTAACAATGAAAATAACTACATTAAAAGAAACTTCTATCGGCTGGTCTGCCAACGGTGATACCGGCATATTAAACAATCCGATTGACAGAAACTATCAAGCTGTTCAAGAATGGATTACAGGAGGGGGAGTAGTTGAGCCAGAGTTCACAGATGCCGAGCTCCTTGCGACTAAAAAAACTTTAGCACAATCCAAAATTACGCAAGCATTCGATACCGATATAAAAAATATTGTCGGCGATGTGACGATCCATGTGATCGCATCATGGCGTAAACAGGAAGATCAGGCAAGGGCATGGCTTGTTGACAATACGATTCCGACACCTACTATCGACGGGCTTCTTAGCACGCGCGCTTTGGGTGAGACCAAGGCAGAGCTTGTCACTAAGGTTATTGCCAATGCAGACGCTTATGAAACGGCATATGCTCCTTTATTAGGAAAGTTTCAGGCACGGAGCAGGCAGATAGATGCGGTATTTGTATCTGTTGCTACGGGAGATGGCGGTCATGCAACTGTAGCTGATGCTCTTGCAGCGATAGAGGCGATAGTATGGTAAATCTTGTACTTCAGCCCATTAGCGGTCATCGCTACCAGCTTGCCAAGCCGTTTCGATACCAAAACATCCAAGTTCCTTCAGGGTTCGTGACAAACGGCGCAAATATCCCGAGGCCACTTTGGGTTATCTGGCCGCCGAACAGAAGCGACTTTATGAAAGCTGTGGTGGTCCATGACTATCTTTGCGACAGAGGGAAGTACCTTCTCGCAGATCAGCTTTTTAAAGAGGCACTTAAAGAGGCAGGAGCGACCAGACTTACCGTTTGGCTGTTCTATACATCGGTGGACAGATATCACCGCATTAAATACCCATCTCACTATACAAAGGAGTCAAGATGAGTTTAAATAGAGGCGTCGTAGTTGACGTAGTAAGTTCGGGCGCACGCCCGATAAGTGTATCGAGCACCATCCCGTTGGCACTAGTTCTAACGGCCGATGCCGGAGTCACGGCAGGCACGCACTATTTCGATAGTGTCAAATCGGCTTTGGCGGACGCAGGCTTTGCCGCAGCGACAGATGGGAATCTTCTTAAATATCTTAAATTTGGCGAAGATAAATATGGTTTGATCATTCCATTGATCGTATCAGTAGCACATGTAAATACTATTGATCCAGCTATTGAAAAAAGCAATGTAATCACGGCGGTCAATGCATTAGCAACGGCTCCTTCTGTTTTCGGCATCCGTCCGGATATCATCGGTGTGGGTGATTATGCTGCCGACATCGATGTGCAAAACGCAGTTGTAGCGACAGCTGACAAGTTAAAGGCACGTGCCTTTGTGGACTTGGATGCAATAGACAATGCAGATGCAATCGTAAAACGTAATCTGCTCGGGTCTCGCCGTGTAACGCCGGTATTTACAAATCTAATGGACTGGAACACCGTGCTTAATACAACGGATGAGTATTGTGCTTCCGTTGTCCTTGCCTATCTTCGCGCATCAATCGATGGCAGCAAAGATATCGGCTACAGCTATAGTATCTCAAACCGTGTTATCCCGGTTAGCGGCGTGAAAACTGTCCGCGAGTTCTTGGCAGGTTTTCAGGATGAGACGGATCCGCTTAATGATGCGCAGATCACATCGTTTATCAACTACTCGGGTATCCGTACCTGGAATTATCAGACTTGCGATATTGACCCCATCTGGCAAGATGCCCGCCGTGTGCGTATCTTTGACCTTGCGAGTTTTGCAGTCATCGACGGGATCTTCTGGGCGGTTGACCGTGATCTGGCGGCGCTTGATGCGGCACTGGATAGCCTGAGAGCCTTTATGGCGAACCTGGTAGGTCAGGACGTCATGCTCGGTTTCAATGTATATCTTAATAAAGATCTCACAACGCCTACGGCCATCACAAACGGAGAATTCTACTTCACTATTGAAGCTCAAGAGACTCCGAGTCCCGCACTTATCAAAGTGACATTCGACCGCGTTGACGCTTATTCAAGCGTTGTATATGAAAGACTAGCTTAAGGAGCTGAACCATGGCAACACGTAAATTACCATCACGCATCGTAGATATCAACCTGTTTGTTGACGGGTATGGTCTACTGGGAACAGTTGAGAGTCTCACACCTCCGGCTGTCAAGACTAAAAAAGAGAACCAGGGCGGTCAGCATATTGACACCGGCATCTTGGAGGCCATCGAGTTTGAGGTCGAAGTCAATATTTTAAACTCTGTTATCTATAAAGAGATGGCAAAACTTCAAAATGCAAAGCTTAAAGGCAAGGGCTCATACCAGCAAGACGGTGTGAAAAAAGCAGCCGTCTTAACATTTGGCGGACCTATGGACGTAGATCCGGACGCTTGGAAAAGCGGCGACGCTATGAAGACGAAGATCAAGATGTATGTGAATGTATACAACATGCAGCTTGACGGGGAAGAGGTCATCGACGTCGACCTTCCGAACTATATCGCGAAGATCGGCGGTGTGGATATCTATGCGTCAGTTCGGGCGGCGCTGTCATGAGAATAAACATTAACGCTGAAGAAAAAGAGTTAGACGTGATCGCAGAGCTGTCTTATTCTCTTGCGGTAGCCCTTGCTGGATTTAAGGATGATGAGCGTGTATATACGGTTACCTATGAATGTAAGTCTCGTCAAGGGTTTATAAACAGAGGCTCTAAGGTTGAGCTTGAAGAAGGGATGATCATCAATGTTGCCAACACATCTGGTGCTTAAATAAAAAAGGATTTATCGTGAAAGTAAAAGCAACACACTATATCCAGATCAAAGAGGTTCTGGAAAAAGATAAAGAGGGGAAACCGACTAAGTTTGGCAAAGACCTTCTTGTCTTACGCCGCGGTGATGAGAAGTCATTAAACAAAAAAGAGGCTGAGCTTGTTGAAAAAGAAGCGGCCGGTAAATATAAAGTGATTGAGGAAAACAAATGAAAGAATATGTAGCGGTAACTGATGAAAAAACAGTAAAAAAAGAGATGGCAATTTTTAGTTTTGGTGCAGATAAAAAAGGCTTGATCAAGTTTGAAGAGCCTGTAACTATTGCAGAAAAAGAAGTGAGTGAGCTTGAGTGTCGTGAACCGCAAATGCGCGATATACGTATTGCATCTAATGCAGCCAATCCTCAGCATGATCCTATCACTTATGAGATGACTCTGATTGGGAACTTAATAGGGCTGAGCATTGATGATATGGATGCCCTCGTACCAAGCGTTTATAAAAAGATCAAAGGTGTATTTGAGCCTTTTTTGTCTTAATAGAACGGGATCAACTCTTAAAGGGGGTTGGTAATATAAGTTCTATCTACGGGTTTGGATATGAAGAGCAGCTCAGAATGCCGTGCGTGGATTGGAAGTTTTACTTTGATGAAGCGAACATATATCTAAGTGAAGCACCCAGGTAATGTGCAAATGCAATGCAGCCTAAAACGATTGCAGACTGTGTGTTTAACATGTCAAACAGTGCCATTAAAATAGCCACAGCAATATAAATAAACAGTGTGAGAAATAACGCGATATAAACAGTAGCAAATTGAAAAAGTAAATGTTTCATGTTTGTATTATAACAGAAGGATGAATTTTGGACAAGGTACTCGGACTTGGTATTGTGCTCACTGCTAAAAATATGATGGGCGGTGCTTTTAATAGTGCTACCGGCGAAGTAGGCTCCTTTGGTGAAAGTGCTGATCTCGCCAAGGCTAAATTCGTAGGTCTGTCAACGGCTGTTTATGCCGGGGGAAAAGCACTCACTAGTTCTATCTTAAGTACCTATGATGCTTATGCGGATGTTGCCAAAGCCCAGGGTGAGATAGCATCTTTAGGAATTGATGATTCAGGTATAGAGTCAATTACTAAAAGTGCTACGAAGTTTTCAAACCAGTGGGCAGGCACTTTAGCTCCCGATTTTATCAGAGCTAGTTATGACATCAAGTCGGGTATTGAGACGCTGAGTAATGCTGCCGTTGGAGAGTTCACCTCTTTGGCTGCACTTACTGCAACGGCGACTAAATCAACAACCGGTCAGATGACCTCTTTGTTTGCAACAGGATACGGGATTTACAGAGACCAGTTCGGATCTTTCGGAGAGAGTACCATCGCCGGTTGGAAGAATATGTCTGATGAAGAAAAAGATATTGAGTTTGGTAAATATTTTTCAGCAGGTATAGCCTCCTCGGTTCAGAAGTTTAAAACAGACGGTGGTCAGATGGACTCGGCAATATCAGCTCTCGGAGCAACAGCAACAAATGCAAATGTTGCTTTTGCAGAACAGCTCACTATCTTAGGCACGCTTCAAAAGACGATGAGCGGATCTGAAGCGGCTACGAAGTACAAGTCATTTTTAAATACTGCTGCCGGAGCCGGGGATAAACTCGGACTTAGCCTAACCGATGCAAACAACCAGCTCCTCTCAACTCCTGAAATATTAGAACAGCTGCAAGATAAGTACGGTGATACCCTTGATGCTGTTGAAAAACAAGAACTTAAAAAAGCATTTGGAACTGATGAAGCGCTTGCAATGATAGACCTGTTGTATGGAAAAACAGGCGATCTAAAAAAGAATATCTCAGGTATGAATACTAGCTTGTCTCAAGGCGAGAAAAAAGCGACTGAGATGGCAAAGGCTGCACAAAAAGGTAGAGAGTTTGAACGCCTTGGCCAGCAGATGGGAAATTTGTCTGCCATCATTGGCGAGTCCTTCGCACCTGCTGTTTTATGGGTGACGGACAAGGTTTCTTCTTTGGTTCAATGGGTAGGTGACTTGTCTAATGAGAATCGTGCGATTTTAGGCGGTATTGCTCTATTTATAGCTACTTTGGCAGGACTGGCAACTGCATTTGGGGCTGTGGGAATTATTGCCAGCGGATTGATAACATTAGCTCCTGTCCTTGGCGGTGCCTGGGCGATAATGATGGGTCCAATAGGATTGGTGGCCGCAGCTGTCGCCGGGCTTGGATATGTGATATGGGATAATTGGGGAATGATTAAGTCTGCATGGGAACAGTTAATGATTTATACTGATATAGCTATGAGTGCTGTCGGAAATGCAGTATCTAGCACATGGGATGGAATCAAAAGTGTTTTTTTTAACTTTACTCCACTTGGCGTCATCATAAAGAATTGGGATCCAATCGTTGGTTTTTTTAGTGGATTGTGGGATGGAGTTGGAAATGTGTTTTCATCAGGAATAGATATTATTAAAACATATTTTGGATGGACGCCTTTAGGAATGATACTTAATAATTGGAACCCCATAGTTGGCTTTTTTAGCAAACTGTGGGATGGTATAGTCGGTGTGTTTAGTGGTACCTGGGAAAATATCAAATCTATATTTTTCAACTTTACTCCACTTGGCATCATCATAAATAATTGGAATCCAATCGTTGGTTTTTTTAGTGGATTATGGGACGGTATAGTAGATATGTTTAGCAACACATGGGAGAAAATAAAATCATCCTTCTTTGGCGTAGTAGATTATATTAAAAAACCTTTTGAAAGTTTTTTCGACTGGATTGCTAGTAAATTCGCTTGGATTACTGATATAGTCTCTAGCATTGGAAATGGTATTAGCAATGTAGTAGGCGGAATTGGTAAGAATATTGGTGAAGGGCTTAAAACAGCCAGTAATTGGTTTAAGCTTGATGAAAGTACCAATCAACGTCAGGTTGAGCAAACAGGTGCTTTTGGCTTTGGATCACCTCAAGACGCAATACAAAACAGTAGTCCATCTCAAGATGTCCTAAAGACAAATCAGCCTTTACAGGCAAAAAGCTCACCGCAAAGAGCAGGAAATACAACAAACAGTGTAAAGATAGAAGTCCATAATCCAAGTTCTGATGTCGATGTCGAACGTGCAGTGCATAAGGCTCTTAATCAAAACGAGCAAAGCCGTCGCAACCGAAGCTTTGAAGATGAGGAGATATAGATGCTTGCAAAGATAGATGACTTTCTTTTTGAATTAAACAAGACTGATCTTGAAAGTATCCAGCATCAGATCTCTTTTAAGTGGAACAGACAAAAGCGTATCGGGAACCATCAACATACCCAGCGTGAGGGACTGTGGGAAGAAAGTATCACCTTTAGCGGGAAGTTGATCATGCAAAGCATCAATGCGCTTAAAGAGTTTGAAGATATGGCAAAAGAGCAAAAGCCGGTGCGCTTGACCCTTGGTACCGGAGAGAGTTATCAGGTCACTATTGAGAGTTTGAACCGTTCAAAAAGCGGATTTTTAAAAGACGGGAAATACAGGTACCAAGAGTACTCAATCCCAATGCAAAGGTATTTCAAATGACACAGTACAGACCTCAAGAAGGCGAACGCTTGGACACTATAGTTTTTAAAGCTTACGGCAGCGTAGATGCCAAGGTGATGGATGCGGTGATGGAAGAGAACACACACCTTCTTGATCGTACTGTCTTGGCGTCGGGCGACGTTGTTTTTCTGCCCGAGATCGAAACAGCTCAGAGCGAATCAAAAACTAAGGCGCTTTGGTAATGACACCGGCATTTAAGATAGAAGCCAACGGGGAAGATGTCACAAAGCAGCTCCAGGCAGGACTCTCATCGATCTCCTTTAGCGATGAGGATGGGAACCAGTCGGACGAGATCACTATCAAGATAGCCGGTGATTTTAAACGTCCTCAGTACGAGGATGAATTAAAGCTTTGGTTAGGTTATGAAGAGACCTCGCTGTTTTATTGCGGATTGTTTCTGGTACAAACAACTGAACGTGACCGCTTCTCCCTTACCATCACGGCAACCGGTGCAGACTTCTCTCAAGCTCTTAAGGAAAAACGGGATCTGAGTTATGAAAAACTCTCTCTTGAAGATATAGCTCAGATCGTCGCTGATCGTCACGGCTTAAAGCTGAAAAGCGACTATGAAGATATGCAGATCACGCATCTCAGTCAAACAAATGAGGGTGATTTAGCCTTTATGAAGCGTTTAGCTGATGTATATAATGGCCTTTTTAGTATCAAAAATGACACACTGATCCTTATGAAGCGTACTAAGGAAACAAAAAAGTCGGGTGAACTTCCGGTGTTTGAGATAGATGTAAAAGAGTGTTCAGGCGGTACGCCAAATATAAAACACGCTAACAAAACACTTTACAGCTCATGCACGGCTACATGGCACGACACAAAAGAGAATGCGGTTAAAAGTGTCACAGTTGGAAACGGTGATCCGATACTCAAGCTTGACGGACAGTTCAAAACACCGGCTGAAGCTCAGGCAAAAGCAGAAGCAAAACTGGAACGTGCAAAGCGCGGTATAAAGTCAGGGTCAATCAGTATGTACGGGAAAGAGATCTATGCGGGCGGAACGCTGAAACTTACAGGAGCCGGCGAAGATGACGGAGAATATTCTATCAAGTCGGTGCGTCACAGTTTTGATGGTGGGTGGAGTATGGATATTGAGATTGAAAACTAGGAAAATTCAATGAATTTAGAGTTTAAAGTTAAAAAGATTTTCTTTGATCCTAACTACAAATGCATAGGCCTTTTGGTGCCACTTGCAGAGCCAAAGTACTCAATCTACAGAAGAGTTCCTAGACGATGGTATCACTTTGGATTTAGTGGCTGGGAATGGTTTGTAACATTTTCTCATTATCCAAGCTATTTGAATGTAGTAGAAACAAACTTTAAAGCTTAATAGGGCTACAGCCACCGGGGAGCAGCTGCAGTACCGATATGATATTCGGTATTTTCAAAAAGCTGAGAAAATATGTCTCAGTGCCAAGGAACTGTATGAAAACGTTGCGTGCTCCTTTTGCGTGGATAGGTGGCAAGTCCAAACTTGCTGATGATATTGTGGCTATGATGCCTGAACATAGGTTGTATGTTGAAGTGTTCGGCGGAGCGCTTAATGTGCTGTACCGAAAGCCTGTACCCTCAACGGCTAAACAAGCTGAAGTCGTCAATGATATTAATGGTGAACTGGTTAACCTTCACCGGGCGATCAGGAACAATCCGAGTACTTTGTCCTGGTACTTGAATAAGCTGATGATCAGTAGAGAGATCTTCTATGATATTTACCAGGGAAAAATGAAGCCCCGGAATAACATCGAGCGAGCAGCTTTTTATTACTATCTGATAAGTCAGAGCTTTGGTGCAAAAGGTACGACCTTTGCCATGAACGCCAAGAGCAGACGGCCTAAAGATATATATAGAGGCTTTCATAAGTGGTCTGAGAGGTTGAAATTTGTCACGGTTGAGAACATGAGCTTTGAAAAGCTTATAGCCACATATGATAAACCCGATGTGTTTTTCTATTGTGATCCTCCTTATGTATCTACGGAGAGCTACTATAAGAATACGGGTGGTTTTGGAGAGAAAGAGCATAGAGAGCTGGCTGAAGTACTCCACAACATAAATGGCAAGTTTCTACTCAGCTACAACGACTGTGAGCTTGTCAGGGAGCTGTATGGCGATATGAATATAAGATCAACGAAAGAGATTGAATACACGCTCAGAGGAGCTGATAGTAAGAAGAAGGTTAGGGAGGTGTTTGTTAGTAATTACTAGGAGGCTATTGCCTCTTGTTTAAAGTGATAGACCAGGGGATGGAGTACGTGGTGGAGTAGGTGACCTCTCAGCTCTTACTCTTGCAATTGTTCCTTCTATACATGAGATATCGTCTCCACAGCTTGCTATATCGATATTTTCTTCTTTTGCTAGATCTTTTAATGCCTTAAGTCTAGGGTTTACTTCTTGTACCATATGATTCCTTTTATTAAATTATTCCATATTAACAAATCCAGTGGTATAAAACAAGAAAACAATAATGATTTGAATTTAAAATGATAGTTCGCTATGATATTCCTAAATTAACTACTAGGAACATATATGTATAAGTTAGAAGAAGTACAAATATATTTAAAAAATATATTGGATGCAGATAGAGTAGAAGAGCTATATAACATGATCTCTAATCCTCATCTAAGGGTAAATGATGACGATAAAAAGTGGGTTGCATACACAACTCAAGCATCAGAAAATAAGACAGTAGTAGATGCAATGAAGGAAATCCTAGCAACTAAACAGTTTTTATGGATAGTAATGAAAGATAAAGTGATTGATGCTATCAATAAGACAGGCGAACTGTTTGAAGAAAATGATATAAAAAAGAAGCATCGAATACCTTTTTATGTATTAGTTTTAGATCAACTTGTATAAAAAGTATATATAGATGATTTTTACTAATATAGATGCCTTTGAGAGCAGATTATGAGACTCATGGACTAGATGAATAATATTGTTAGTTGAGTCTAAAATGATAGTAAAATGGAATAAAACACACCATTTATTGGTGTCACTTGCATTTTAGATTCAAATTACTTACGTTTTAAATTCGGTTGTACACATTATATTCAAAGTAAGGAGGTTCTATTTACTTAATGCACACTCTATTTTATTAAAGGTTTGGAAAATTGGTATTACTAGGTAGAATAAAAGCTCGCTTTTAGCACTATTTTTGTCTTAGTTAAGGCGGAACTTGATGAATCATACATCTGTATGTGAGTTAAGTGATAAGGATGGATAAGGGAATAAGAGTGCTAAAAGTGGTGCCTCGTCTCGGAATCGAACCAAGGACACAATGATTTTCAGTCATTTGCTCTACCGACTGAGCTAACGAGGCACTTTTAGTTGTGAAAGTTTCTTAAATAAATGAAATGGTGCCTCGTCTCGGAATCGAACCAAGGACACAATGATTTTCAGTCATTTGCTCTACCGACTGAGCTAACGAGGCATGTCATATATTTAAGAGGCCGAAATAATAACCTAAAGGTCGTTATTTAAAGCTTAAAGTAAAGCAAACTTTTTAAATTCATTTCCTCTTTGACCATAGGAAGAGAACTGGTCCAGACTCGCGGCAGCGGGAGAGAGTAAAACGGTACGACCCTTCTCTTTTTTAGAACGAATGTTTTCACAGGCTTTTTCTAAAGTCTTGCATCCAAAAGCGGGCAGATCAAACTCTTTACAAAGTTCCAGAAGTCTAGGTTCATTTTTACCAATGGCATATACGTCTACATCAAGATTTTTGAGGATCTCAAAAAGAGGTCTTAGTTCAACACCCTTGTCATCTCCGCCCAAGATCAAAGACAGGGGGCTCTGTTTATAGGCCAATATCGCTTGAATAGTCGCATCAAGGTTTGTCGCCTTGGAGTCATTTACCCATAACCGACCCTCTTTATCGCGTATCTCCTCTTGCCTGTGTGCATCCAATGCCATAGAGTTGATAAGCTCATAATCACACTCGTCAAACAAGATTTTGCTTACGCCAAGTGCCAGCAGGGCATCTTGTAAAAAAGCACCCTTAAAACGAAGTTTGGAGATGTCTATGTCAAAATACTCAGCCAACTCTTCATTGCTCTCATAACAGATCTTCATAGCTTTGCTGGGGTAATTCTCGTACTTCTTTGGAAGAATCACCGCATCGCCTTCGGACATCATGGACAAAGGTTTTAGCTTAGACTCTTCATACTCTTGCATAGACCCGTGCCAGTATAGATGATCGGGCGTGATAGGCAAAAGCACATAGATCTGAGGAACGGCCTTGTTTGTATAGTGCAGGGTGAAAGAACTTGTTTCCAAGATCCATAAAGAAGCTTCTTCGTCTAACTCGGCTAAGGGGGTTCCTATATTTCCACCCGCCTGCGAGCCGTGTGAAGCTAAAAGTGTCTGTATCATCTGTGTGGTAGTGGTCTTTCCATTTGTTCCCGAGATCCAGACGGATGGGGGCATGACCTCTGCAAAGTAGTCATACTCGCTTATAAGGTTTTGTGCCTGCATTATTAGAGGATGGCTGGGTGCCATTCCCGGAGAAGGTATCTCGCAGGAAGAGTGTTTTGCTTCAAAGGCTGAAGAAGGGTTGAGCTGATGGCCTTCTTCATCCTTAAGGGGTTTTGAGACATTATCATCATAAAAAGTCGAAGGGCCAAGCTTTTTAGCCAAGGCTCGAGTCGTCTTTCCGTAACCGAAAAAAGAGATTCCGGTGCTAAAGGCCGATACTCCCGTCGTTGAAGCGTAAGTGGGGTGATTATCTTTTTTCATATTAACGGATCTTTAGTGAGATAAGCGCAACAAGGTTTGAAAGCATAGATATGATCCAAAAACGTACTATGATCTTGTTCTCAGCCCACTCTTTCATCTCAAAGTGATGGTGAATAGGAGCCATTAAAAAGACCCGTTTTTGGCGAAGTTTGTAAGATCCTACCTGAAGTATCACCGAAACGGTTTCTATAACAAAGATAAGGCCGATAAGGACAAGCAGTACTTCCGACTTGCCTATGATCGCCATATACGCAATAAAAGCACCGATGGTAAGAGAACCGCTGTCTCCCATAAAGACTTCGGCAGGATGGCAATTAAACCATAAAAATCCGGTGATCGAACCGATAAGTGCTGCGGCGATAATAACAACTTCTCCAACAGGAAAGTTGGGGAGCAGAAGATATTTGGATAGAACGGCATTACCCGTGATATAGATGATCACGGACAGGGACATCAGTGAAAA